AAAGAGGAAATAGAAATATTGAGATCACAAATAAATTCTTAAATTTGTAAAAAAAATTATGAATCAATACAATTGGAAAATAAATGCATTAGATGCAAAAATTCATGAGAATGACAAAAACAATGTTATTTATACTGTTCATTGGAGTTATATTGCAAAAGATGAATCAGGTGATCATCAAGCAAGTTCTATTGGAACTATAAGTGTTGAATATAATCCTGATGAACCTTTTATTGAATATGATGACTTAACAAAAGAGGATGTTGTTGGTTGGTTAGAATCAGAATTAGATGTTGATTCAATGAAACAAAATCTTGATAATCAAATTGAGTTACAAAAAAAACCAGTAGATGAAACTCTTTATCCTAACTGGGAATAATAATTAATTTTAATTTATATAAAATGGCAAAACTAGAAAAAGAAAAATTAGAAAAACTACAATCATTTGTGGCAAACAAAGAATCAATAATTAAAGAAATAGGTGTTAGAACAGTTGGTTATAATTTAATTCATAAACTTCAAGATCAATTAGAAAAACTTGAGGTTGAGCAAAAAGAGTTTACAAATGAAATTGAAAATGAGCATGGTCCATGTTCAATAAATATTTCTGATGGTGAGATCACACCAGTAGAAAATAAAGAATAATGCCTTTAATTAATGCTAGTAGTTTTTTACTTTATAAAGATCAACAAGTAATTGGTCATTCTAAAAACACTACATTTACTTTAAATCTTGATTTACCTGAAAGCACCACAAAAGATAGTGGTGGTTTTGCTGAGTATTTACCATGTCTTAGAGGTGGTACTGTTTCAGTTGATGGATTAACAGCTTATGATGATAGTTTAAACTTTGATGAATTTTCAAGTTATATAATCACTAGAACAAAACAAGTTTATTATTTTAAAGACAATACTAATGATCCAAAACTTATATTTAGAGGTGAGGGATTTATTACAAGTTGTGATGAGGTTGGTGATTTAGAATCTGTTAGTGAATTTAATGTTGAGATACAATTAACTAAAATTATTACTGTTAGTCAGGAACTTGATACTTGGGAAAATATATTTCAATTTTGGGAGGATATATCACAGGAATGGGAAAATGTATAAATAATTTATTTGTATATTTACAAAAATTTTAATACTTATAATTATGCCAACTACTGGAATTTTTAATGGGACAAATTTAATTCTTAAAGTTATTTCTGATGGTGGTACTTTAGCCACTTTAGGTCATACCACATCAGCAACATTATCACTATCTAATGATACACCTGAGGCAACTACTAAAGATTCTAGTGGTTTCCAAGAAGTTATAGCTGGTGTAATTAGTGGTGAAATTTCTTTTGAGGGATTGGTTGCTTATGATGATGCAGCTGGTGCTGATGAGATTTCTACTTATTTACTAGGTAGAACTAAAGTTGACTGGAGTTTCGCAACAGGAACTACTGGTGATACACTATATAGTGGTGAGGGATTTATTTCAAGCTGTGAGGTTTCAGCTGAAATGGAATCACCTGTTTCATATAGTGGAACAATCACTTGTACTGGTGCAATAACTCAAGGAACTAACCCATAAGAGTTAATAACATAAAATATTCAGGGACATTGTTTATCTTTGTCCCTATAATTTTATATATATGGCAAACAAGAAAAGAGGTTACTATACCTTAAAAATAGGTGGGAAAAATCGTACCATGCATTTCAGCATGAACTTTTGGGCAAACTTTACAGATATACTTGGCATCTCATTAGATGAATTAGGTAGTTTATTTTCCAAAGGTGTTTCAATCAAAACAATAAGAACATTAATTTATTCAGCATTATTAGCTTATGATCAAGAGGAAAACAATGAAATTGACTATAATGAATTTAAAGTGGGCATGTGGCTAGAGGATTTTGATAGTGATGAATTAAATAATGTTGTAAATGCAATGATGGAATCTAGGATATTAGGTAATGATCTAAATGCTGGATTAAATCGTAATGTAAAAAATACCACTAAAAAGGGAAAGTAACATCCCAACTTGATTGGAACACATTACTTGATTTTTATATTGGTCAGGTTGGGATAAATCCAAATGAATTTTGGTTTAATACATGGCAAGAAAACCACTTACTAGGTGAATCATATTTAATAAAACAAAACCTAGAATGGGAACGAGTTAGATATTTAAGTGCATTAATATTTAATGTTAATTGCACAAAGAGATCACAAATGATAAAACCTGATAAATTATTTCCATTACCCCAAGATGTTTATTTAAATAGAGGCAAACCACAATCAACGAGAGAGGAATATGAAAAGTTTATGAAACAACTTGAGAAAACAAAATTCAAACCCATAGATTAATATTTAGTATTTTTGTAAAAAATAATCCTATGTCAGAGAGTATTCTTAAAATTATATTCCAAGGTGAATCGGAAAACTTAGATAAAAAACTAAAAGAGGTTGGTTCTAAACTTGATAAATTTAATAAAAAGGCATCAGCATTAGGTAAACAATTAACAACAAGGTTATCACTACCATTGGCTGCTGCTGGAGGTGCTGCAATTAAATTTGCTAGTGATTTTAATGAATCATTAAACAAGGTTGATGTTGCATTTGGTAGTTCACAGGATAGTGTAAAAGATTTTGCTAAAACAGCTTTAAAGCAATTTGGTATTGCTGAGGGTAGTGCCTTAGATATGGCAGCACTATTTGGTGATATGGCAACCTCAATGGGGTTTGCTCAAGATTCGGCAGCTGGTATGAGTACCGAATTGGTTGGTTTAGCTGGTGATTTAGCATCATTTAAAAATATTGATATTGAACAAGCAACAACAGCATTAGCTGGTGTGTTTACTGGTGAAACAGAATCATTAAAAAGGTTAGGTATTGTAATGACTGAGGTAAATTTAAAACAATTTGCCATGGATAAAGGGTTAAATTCTAACATAAAGAATATGACCCAATCACAAAAAGTTGCATTGAGGTATCAGTTCATTATGGAAAAAACAGCCAATGCACAGGGTGATTTTGCTAGAACTGGTGGTGGTGCTGCTAACCAAATGAGAATATTCCAAGAGGCATTAAAACAACTTGCAGCTAATTTTGGTCAAATATTATTACCAGCATTTACAAAAATATTATTAAAGGTAAATGCATTTATAATTAGATTATCTGAAATGTCCCCTGAAACTAAAAAGTTTATTGCCATTATTGGTGGTTTAGGAATTGTTTTACCACCAATTGCAGCTGTATTACCTAGCATTGCAAAAGGTTTTGCATTAATGGGTGGTGCATTAAAACTTATGACTGGTCCCATAGGAATTGTTTTGGCAGCAGTTACAGCATTGACCATTGGATTACCAAAACTTGATAAAGCATTAAATGTTCAAACAAGCACATTAACAAAAATTAAAAACTTGTTTTTTTCAGGTGGTAATATGGCTAATTATGCTGCTAGACAAATGCAAGATGGAACTCCAATTATTGATGATAATAAAGAATCATTAGATGAATTAACATCATCCTATGATGATTTTGCAAAAAAAATACAAGAAATATTAAATCCTATACAGTCAGTTAATAGAGAAGTAGCAACATCTGTAAATATGCTAAGTCAAAGTGGTTTAGCAATGACTGGTACTGTTGAAATTTTAAGTTCAACATTAACTAAAGCCAAAACAATTTATGATTTGAAATTACTAGAAATGAAAGTTGCAGCTGAACAATTTAATGAAGAATTTGGATTTATAGTTAAAGATGGTTTGTTTAATTTAGCAACTGGTATTGGTGAGGCACTAGGTCAAGCCATTGCAACTGGTCAAAATGCTGGTCAAGCTTTAGCACAAGTTTTATTAGGTAGTTTAGGTGGTATTGCAATTCAACTTGGTCAAGTTGCTATTGGAATTGGTATATCTTTAAAAAAAATAAAAATTGCATTAAAAAGTTTATCACCAGGAACAGCTATTGCAGCTGGTATTGCTTTGGTAGCACTAGGTTCATTTTTTAAAGCTAAATCTGCTCAAATAGGTGATTCAATGGGTGCTACAAAATTCGCAAAAGGTGGTATTGTTAGCACACCAACTTTAGGTTTGATGGGGGAGTATCCAGGTGCTAGAAGTAATCCTGAGGTGATTGCACCACTTGATAAACTACAAGGTATGATTGCTAACACAGGTGGTTCTAGAGTTGAGGTTGGTGGTCAATTCACATTAAAAGGTCAAGATTTAATTGTTGCATTACAAAGAGCTGATAGGAATAGACAAAGAATAAAATAATGGCATACGGGGTTAAATTTCGTTTAGAATTTTCTGATGATAATCTTAAAGGTAAAAAGATTGAAATTCTTAAAGATGGTTATTCAGGAAGTGTTTTACCTTTAGTTGGTACTGAAAATCCTTTACAAATAACTTGGGATCAAGATGATGATTTTTATAATCCAATAATTGGTTCAACATGCCAAATAAATTTATTTGTTACTGATAATACAAATTATGATGATTTTTATACAGCTGATGAAAGAGAATATAAAATTAAAATATCTTACAAAGATTCAAGTGATGTATATCAAACTTATTGGGAGGGTTGGTTATTAGTTGATCAATTTCAAGAAGCTGTAACAATAAAACCTTTTGCAATAACTTTAAAGGCATTTGATGGTTTAGGAAGTTTAGATGGTTTTACACAACCACTTGATTTTAGTGTTGATCCAATAGTTTTTATTGGTTCAATTTTAAATAATTTAAATTTAGGTTTTAGTTTTTATGTTTCAAATGATATTCAAAGAAGTGGTGCATCATCAGGTAATAATATATTAGATCAATCATCTGTTTCATCTACAAATTTTTTTACTGATGGGGTTGATCCTAGAGATTGTAAAGAGGTTTTAGAATTAATTTTAAAATTCTCAAATTCTAGAATATTCCAGAGTTATGGTCGATGGTATATTATTAATAATTCTAGTTATAGTGAACAATCGGTTAAAGATTCATCAGCAACAACAGCTAATGGTGGCACAATACCAACTGGTATTAGAGCAAGTGAAACATCTAGTTTACAAACAAATGGCACAGAATCAATTAAATATGATATATATAATTCAAGTGGTGTTTATCAATCATCAAGTACAGTTAATGTTTTGAGTAGTGTGCCAACAAATTTACAACCTTTAAATAATAATTTAGTAAAAGAATATTTACGACCATTAAAAGAATATGTACAAGAGGTAGATATGATTGGTAGGTTTAGTTCAAATATAATAGATAATTCAGGTTTTGAATTTGGAACTACAAGTTGGACATTAACTAATAGTAGTGTGGTTGATGATTTTAGTTTCCAAGGTGATAAATCATTAAAAACAACTACTGTTGTTTCATCAGCTGGATCAACAAGTGTTATTGCTGTAAATTCTTATGTGCCTGAAGAGGTTTTTAATGAAAATATAGCATACAAATTAAAAATAAATAGTTTTTTAGATTCAACATCAGCTGGATCTTCTGGTTTTAGATTTCAAATAAAACTTGAATCATTTGTAATACCAACTGATCCACCAGTTGCAGATCGTTATTGGTCAGAATCAGCTAATAGTTGGGTTACAGCATCAACAATAAATGAGGTTGATATTGTAAATGCTAGAAGATGGAAAAGTTATAATTTTAATATTGATAGTTTGCCGAATGAAAATGTTATTCATTGGAAAATAAAGCTATTTATATATGGTCCACACCAAAGTGTTACAACAGGTTTTACAGCAATGTTTTATGATTCTATTATTTTAGAGGAACAATATATTGACACAAATAATAATAGATCAGATATGTTTCAAAAATTTGATTTATTGCAATATGTAAGGAAAAGAACAGCTAATGTATCAGGTGTAAAAAAATTAGATAATTTAGTTTTAACTAATGCTAGATATGATAATGTTTTTGGTGAGTTTTTTAGATCAAGAGATAAAACTAATTTTTTAAAAAGTGTTGAGGAAATAACATCACAACAAGTGATGAATGACTTTAGAGATTTCCTAGTAAGATATGAGGGTGATTTATATAATAATAATAATGACCCAATTGGACCACATAATAAAGTTTGGATAAATTTTGGCACATCTATTTTACAAGAACCTGTTTCATGTTATATTGATAGCATGACTTATGATGTAAAAAGAAATTTATATAGTGTTGTTATGCATATTCCAAATCAAGATGATGACATAACATCTGATTTTATAATAAAATTTTAACTTTTTTCTTTTCCTGTTTGCTGCTGGGGAACCTCAATTTTTGGGGTTTCCCTATAAATATATACTTAAAATTTTTTTTTATTTTACAAAAAAACTTTATATTTGAAAACTAATATAAAAGATATGTTTAAATATTATTTTGATGATGACTTAAAAAAATTAGGTTTAAAAAGATATGTTGTGTGTGAGATGCTTAAATGCACAATGCCAACATTACAAAGTAGGTTGAACAATCCAGGAACCTTTACAGTAAATGAAATTAAAACACTAAAGGACAATGGATTTGAATCAATGAATCGTTTAATTTAAAACAAAAAAACATTTATGAAATCAGTAAACATTAAAGGTAAACAGTATATTACTGTAAATGAAAGATTATTACATTTTAGAAAACAACCAATATTCAAAGGTTGGCGAATCAAAGAGGAATTAATAGAACTCAATGATAAAGAGGGTGTTTTTAAAGTATCCATATTAGATACAGAAAACAATGTTATTTCATCAGCACATGCTCAAGAATATAGAGATGCAAGTTATATAAACAAAACATCATTTTTGGAAAATGGTTATACAAGTGCATTGGGTAGGGCATTGGGTTATTTAGGTATTGGAATAGATGTTTCTATTGCAACAGCCGATGAAATAGTAAATTCGATGAGCAATCAAAAAAAATCACAAAAAGTAAATTCAAATCAATTTAAATTATAATTATTATGGCAGATTACGAACACAAACCAGGAAATGGTTCAATTTTTAAAAATCAATACAAGGAAAAAGATGGGCAACCTGATTATAGGGGTTCCATTAAATTACAAGATGGTGCTGATAAGGAATTGGCAGCATGGGTGAAACAAGATAAAAATGGTAATTCTTTTTTATCATTGTCAATTAGTGATCCTTATGTAAAACAAGATGCACCACAGGCATCAAGTGGTGATGATCCAAAAGCTGATGCATTACCTTTTTAGTAGCAAACTAAGGAAAAGAGGGCAGCCATTTGGTTGCCTTTTTTTTTATCCATTTTGTTTTATTAAAATATTTTTTTAAATTCAAAGAAAATTATCAATTATGAAAAAAAGACAATATAGATCAAACCAAGGTAGAAAACCAAAACAAGTTGCTGAAACACAAAAAGTTATTTCAGTTGCATTTGTTGGGTTATTAGCAGTAACAGTTTATTTAATATTAATATGAGAATAGTAAAAGATAGTAATGATCAATATCATTCGGATAAAGGCATAAGTGCAAGTGGTTTAAAAGAAATATCAAAAAATAGTGTTTATCATTATTTAAACAGAAAACCTTTTGAAAGTTCATCTATGCATTTTGGAACAGCAGTTCATGCTGCAATATTAGAACCTGATACATTTTATGATATATATTATCCAATGCCTGAGATTGGTGATCTTAGAAAAAAGGAAAACAAACAACTAAAAATTGAGGCAGAGGAAAAATCAAAAGGCAAAATATG